AGTTCTTTAGAATCTAAAGTAGTTTCTTTTGAAACAGATTCAAAGATATTCTGTAATTGCTCTAATTTCACTTGAGCAGTTGCTAAGTCATAGCGTTTGAAACCTACTGTGAATGAGTCTTTATTACCCGCAGCATCTTTAGCAGATACTTTAAGTTCAATAGTAGGAGTTTGAAGTTTAATAAATAATTTTACGGCCATTAGATTGTCCTCTAATAATTAAAAAGAGGGAAGATTGGAGATGTTCCAACCTTCCCGAAGGGAGATTACTCGAAAATGATATAGCTTTTGCCTGTATTTCTCATAGATACGTCTTTACCAAAGTAAGTACCAATTTTGGTATCTTTAGTATTGGTAAGTTCTAATCTATCCCATACATAACTGATATATTTACCTGCGGCAGTACCAAATTTAATCTTAACACCAAAGAACTGTTCAATGTTAGCTTCTGGGTCAAAGTTAGTAGTACCTGCTTTGTCTTCCAGCATGGTAACAGTAACATCAGTAGGAGTTGCACCTTTAGCAAAACCTTCTTCAGCACCTGTTAAATAACGGGTCAAGTCAAAACCAAAGAAGTTAGGAGCTGAGCAGTTACCATAAGAGAAAGTTTTAGCAATTGGGCCTACTGTTAAAGTAATAGTACCTGTAGGAGCCGCACTAGCAATAGCAACTTTAGTTTGGTAATGTAATACTGCGCCAGTACCTGTGCCAATGATGGTAGCTAAGAAAGTACCGTTATAAGCAGCGTCAGAAGCACCTGCAACTGTGATAAAGCGAATATCACCAGCAACAGAACCTGTTAATGCTGGAGTCAGTGCAGTACTTGCAGACAAAGTAGCTAATTTCTTACCAATAGTACCAGCTAATGAAAGTGTACCACCAGTTGTAGCTGTAAAAGTACCAGTCATAGGAGCTACTAAAGTAGATACGATAGTTTCTTTTCTAACAGCAGCAGCTAACTGTGATGTTTGATTTACGAAATCAGGGATAACACGAGTTACAGTAGCTGGGTCAGTAAAAGCACCTTTGAAGTTAAACTTTAAAGAAGGTACTTCGCTGATGTTAGTTGTCAAATCCATCATACCACGACAACCTAACATCTTAACTAACTTATCATTAGCCGCATCATCTGGAGATGATTTGCGAATGTCAATAGAAATTGTAGAGTTACTTGTACTGTTATTATCAACAATAACTGTACCCGCTGGATAAGAACCTACAGCAGCTGTGAATACAGAAACTGCACCACCACAAGCTTGGTAAAGTTCTGAGAAAGGAGCCGCATCAGCAGCTAAAGAGCCACTTAAAGCGCCTAATACTTGTTGTGGTGTATTTAAATTAATATCACCATATTCGTCTTTTAAATAAGTAGTTTCTTCACGGAACAGAGAATCACCGATGAAAGTAATTGCATTAGTTTCGCGTGTGATACCACCGTCAATAGCAGTAGCAGCAACAGCATCAGTACCTACAGGCGCTACATAAGTACCTTCAGTTACTTCTTTAGTTGCTAATAAAGCTATATTCTTTTCATGGAATTTTACATAGGGCATTATTCTGTTACCTCTTTAGTTGCTGTAGAGTCCACTACAGGTTTTTGTTCAATTACTTGTTCTACTTGAACAGCTACTTCATTTTCTAAACCAATCTTAGTATCTGGTTCTTCTTTGTAGTTGCTGCCACCACCATAATAGCCACTAGCCATAATTACCTCATTAATTAAAAAGTTACTTCAAGTGTTGGAAAACCTATTTTCCATCTATCTAACCACCAGAGATTACCGTTAGCTAAACCCATAACACCACCTTGGGAATAAGTAAAACCAGAATGATATTGCTCTAATGGTTCTGGGTTCCAAGTTATTAACTTAGTATAGATAGTCTTCCAAATAGTAGGTAGGTCTGGACTTTTACAAACTATCTGAATATCAAAACTTTGTACTAAGTTCTCGCCATGAGTGTTAAAGAGTGTATGTTCTATAGGAGCTGATGGATTCTTAGAATCTATACTAGCATAGCCGATATAGATAATTGGTAAATCAACTAATTCCTGTAATTCAGGCTCTCTAACTCTTGCAAGTTCTACCGTGTAATTAGTTTCAGCTTTAAGTTTTGTTATCAGTACTTGAACATCAATCATAAAGCTTCCTTGGAAACAAAAATTACATTTAACTTTGACCAGCCAGTTAAATCTGGGATTGGGGGTCTGTCTAGGCTAAAGGTATATCTATAAGTAGTATCTTCTATGTAAAAAGTCATATCTACTATGAGAGAATTTTCATAACAGTCTAAAGTAGATACTTGGAAAGCAAACTCCTGTCTTTCTACTTCGTAAAGAGTACTTTCACCTTTATATAAGACTTGTGTTTGAAAACCTGGAATACCATAGATTTCAAAGTTATCAAAATATAACTTAGTACCGCAAATTTCTAAAGTTTCTGCTATGGGTTCTACCATGGTTCTAGGTTCCTTACAACGTGGTCTGCAAAAGTATCTCTAAACTTGATTAAGTAAGGGTCTTTCTCATAAACCGAATTAGCCATTTGAGATAAGCTAGGGCCGAATAGAATACCCATTAAATCACGTTTACCTTTTAAATTAGTAGGACTTGGCTCATCTATCCAAGTATTACTAACATGACGCTTCATTAGGTAAACTTTATTGTCTCTTGGTAATTCACCATAGAAGGCTTTATCTAATGTAGTTGGGCTTCCGTTTCTTTTAACCCTAACAGCTAACTGTTGATTAGGTTTCTTTCTTTTTAATCTACCTTTTATAGCTGGAAATTCTTTATAACCAAATCTATTAGGAGCTAGGAAAGAAGAATTAGCAGGAACTAGAGTTTTAGTTACTGGAAATTCCTGTAATAGAATTGGCATGAAGTTATACTCTAAGCCAAATTCTATAAAGCCGACCCCTCTTTTAAAATCAGAAGTAGTTCGTGAGTTTAAAACAGAGTTCAAACTTCTGCGAGTAGCATAGGTTTTACTTACTCGATTATTTAATACATTATGTAACTGTAAAGCAGTCGTCCCTATAGCTTTCACTAGCTTTTTCTCGATAGTACCAGAGCTAAGTCTTTCTCTTAGTTCGTCTAGTCCTTCAATAGAAGCTGTAAATGCCATAGGGACTTCCTTATATTACATTACTTTCCAACTGACTGTGGAATTAATCTTGCTGTGCAAGAACAGTGGAGCAGATTGTCCTTGCAACCAAGGAGTACCAAACTCATCCTCTACCCAAGAGTTCCAGAACATTTCACTAGCTACAAAATCAGCAGCACCATGTTGGATAGCACCATAAGCTTGAACACCAAAGTTAGAAGCAGGAACCATAACTACCCAACCATCAGGAATAAACTTAGTTAAAGAACTAGCCGCAGAAGTATTACCTTGATAAGCTGCATTGTATGTCCAGATAGGCACACCAGCGATAGTACCACGCAATTTCAAACCTTCTTTAGATTGTTGTTGTGGTAACAAGTCAACTAAGAAAGAAGAAGTAGTAGTAATCAAAGTGCTGATAACTGTAGAGAAAGAAGCATCTTTCTTAACTTGTTCCCAAGCGTTATCTGACATATAGATTTTGGTAATAGGTTCCCAAGCTGCATCCAACATTTGTTGCAAGTCAGCAATAGGAGATACAGTATTAGTACCGCCAGTAGAACCCCAAGCACGTTTACCGTTGCCACCGTTATCATTAATAACTGGTAAAGTAGAACCAGTAGGTAAAGTAACAGCAGTTGCAGTCAAGTTAGCACGGTTAGCACGGCCACCATTTAAAGTAGCTGCATCAGTAGCAATGTTTGGTTCCAAGTCTACTAAAACAGAAGGATGTCTGTCAGAAGTAGCAACATAAGAACCATAAAGCAAGATTTGAGAAGCAATCCACTCTAACAAACGGTCACGTTTAGCTTTCATAATAACCATGTTATCTTGCAAAGCTTGTGCAATACGACCAGCATTAGAAGTTGGTACAGAAATCTGTTCACCTACTCTACGAGCGCGGATGTTTCTAAAGTCAACTGTAGTTTTATCTTTCCAGTAAGCTGGATAGAATACTTTAGTTTCATAGCCACGAGCTACTGTTGGTTTAGCTTGAACATCAGGAGCAACAAATACACCGATACGCAAATCAGGAGAAACTTTATCCAAGTTAATGGTTTCAGTTTCAAATGGTTGCATGATACCAAAGTTACTTTGCAATTCAGTTGGTGTAGGGTAGTTACGGTCTTCTAAAGTACCGTAAATTTCATTTAATTCATAAGGTGTAGCAAATCTAGCCATTATACTTCTCCAGTTTCCAAGAATGTTAAGGCAATCATTGAGCCTTCAACTAGTTTTTGTTTCAACAAGTTAGTGTTAGCACCAGCTGGGAAAACTAATTGGTCAGCAAAGAAATCACCTGCAATGTAAACAATACCTGCTTTATCAGCAGCACTAGCATCTACAGCATTTATCAAGATACCAGCTACTTTATTAACACCAGCATGAGCTTTCATTTTACCGGCAGCATCTGATTCTACTAAAGTGTTTGGAGCCAAGTTTTGACCTAAAAGGACAGTACATGGTTTAGTTACTACGTCTGGGTCATTGCCAGCAATAAGTCTTTTAGGTGTATAGGTAAAAGTTTCAGCAGCCATTATTTAACTCCTTTCATTTGTTGAGCAGCAGCAATAATGTCAGACATTGAAAATGCTTGACCATCAATTTCTACTTTATGTTCTTCTTTAGCACCAACTACAGTTTCTTTAGAAACAGAAGCATCAGCACCAGTTGCGGTATCAATTGCAGTAGCAGTACCTACGGCTTCAGCGATAGCAGTAAAAATATCTACAGCATCATCTTTAGCAGTACCAGCAGAAATACGCTTAGTAACTTGCTCAGCAGAAACTTTTAAAGTTTGACCAGCAGCTAAAATGTCTAAACATCTTGCTCTTTCACCTTTAACAGCTTCATTTACAGCGTTAGTAACACTAGCTTGCAGCGTAGCTAACTCCGTATCTTTAGCACTTAGTTGAGCTTTCAACTCTTCTAGTGTCATAACATCACCTCTTTGTGTTAATGAAACATTCAAATTAAGTACTTCATCCATTGAAGTTACGATTCCATCTATTAAACCTAGTTCAAGGGCTTTATTACCTAAGAAAGCATCTGCCTTCATAGAGTTAATACTGTCCAAGGACAAGTTAGGTCTGTTCTTAGCTACTTCGTTGTTAAACATTGCGTCTAACTCTTGTAACATGGCTGTGTATTTGTCAATAACAGCATTAGAAGTAGTTTCGTGCGGGTTATAAAGAGCTTTATCTTCTTTACTACGCAAAATTGTATAACTGTAACCGGCTTTTTCATCTGCTTTAGTTACGTCTACTAGGGACATGATAACCCCGATAGAACCAACTGTTGAACTTTCAGTAGCATAAACTTTCTGAGTGGCAGAGCCGATAGCATAAGCCGCTGAAGTCATAGAACCATCGGTAAAAGCAAAAGTTTCTACGCCATATACAGAAGGTAAGTTACTGATAAAGTCAGTTAGTGCAAATAAGCCGGAAACCTCACCACCTGGACTATCAATATAGAAACCTACTTTAGTAGCTCCATCATTAATAGCTCTAAGAGTAGAACTTTTAATACCTTCATAGGATGTAAAGCCAGACTCACCAGCACCACCTTTTGCAACTAAACTGTCAAAGACATCAATGATTGCAGTTTTATCAGTAGCTGTAGCAGCTTTTTCAGTAGGCATAGCTACACCAGCAGATAATTTCTCACCAGCAAGTAGCTTTAAACTAACTTGTGAGGTGATAATATCTAACTTATCCTGACTAATAGCCAAAGGCGTGTTAATCAGTCTGGTTAAGATTAAATTGTGACTATTCATAAGACGCGCCTATAAAAATGATAGCCCTTTATACTCTTTTTTTAGTAGATTGTCAAGGGCTATCTGAAGATTACTTACTAAATTAACTACATACCAGCCGAGTTAGAGTTAGCTTCGATATTTGAATCTTGGCCAGTATCTTTAACTACAGGTTCAAAACTAACACCAGCTTCTTTCTGACGTTTCTTATCTTCTGTAATTTCTTCTACTGATAGGTTACGTTCTTCAAGTTTACTTTCCCAAGTAGAGAAACCAGATTGTACTTCTAGTAAGTCGGCTTGAGTATCTTTTAATTCATTAACACCATATCTGCGAGGATACTGGAATACTGGACTTAGATTAGAGAAACTCTTACTACCGTAGATTATCGCAAGTTCTTTAAATTTAGCACAAAGCGGTGCTAGACCAAGGTTGATAAGATAAAACTTATACATGAACTCTGCTTTAGTTTTCATATCAATAGATACTTGTTGTAAAGCCGAGAAACTAATACCAGTTAGGTCTCCTGTTAATACTTCGTAACTTAAACCAGCTGCTTGTGCTATTTTATGTAATTCAGCTTTAATAAGTTCAGGTAAGTTCGCCCCAATATCTGTGCCTTGGTAGAAAGCTATATCTTCACCTTTGTTAAGATACTGTACGCCACCTCCAGATGCTTGTGTAACCACTCTACGCTTACCAGTAGCTTGGTCAATATCATTAGGGTCAACAGCGTTAAGAGCAGAACCAACAGAAACAGCAGCACTAGGATTGGTATTACGAATAACCCATGAAATAGCTTGAGCAGCTTTTTGCTTTGCAACAGTAGCATCGGTAAGGTCGTCCAGTTCATAAAGTGGTAAAAGAATAGAAGCTAAAGTAGGTACTCCACGCCATTGACCGGGTCTATCTCTAACAAATATATGTAAAACCTCATCAGCAGGTACTTCTATTTTCTCTAAAGAATATAGATTGAACATATTAAAGTTGGGATTCTTTTTACTAAAGAAATATGTTTCTGGTTTAGAGTTATTAAATCTAATACCATTTCTAGTAGTATTAGGGTCTCCATTAGTAAAGTTAGGGTCGAGATATTCTGCTTCAATGTTCTGGATAACTAAAGGTATGGTGTGTCCTTGACGTTTCTTAATTAACATCCGGCAAAGAGCTTCTCCTGACTCGAACATTGCACCATTCCAAGCTTCTTGAGTATTCTCTAAAGTACCATAACCATCTAAGTTAGGGTCTTTAGCGAATTCATCCCAAAGTGCCTGCATCTTTTTATTAACTTTACCATTGGCATCTTTCCATTTAATAGTAAGAGCATTTAGATTGATAAGGTTCTTAGTTTTAGCTACTTTAGCCCAACCATTATTTCTAATAGCATGATGACTACGTTGCCATAATAAGTTAAGTTCACGAGCAGCTAATAGGTCAGATTCTCCTGTAACTAAACCTTTTTGTTCCATTCTATAGTTAGTAACAGCTCCGTCAAAAGCTTGTTGTCTAACTTTCTGGTAATAGAACTCTTCTGAGTCATATGGTAGTGTCATTATTAAGCCCTAAATTTAGATACGTTAAGCGGGATGTTAGACATAGTTCTGAACTTCATTTGAGGTTCAGTCTGTAACATAGCTAGTTCCTGAGTTAAATCAGCTTGTTCTGCTTTTAAAACATCATAAGTAATCTCTTGGTATTGGTATTGTCTGGCAAAATCTCCAGAACCAAGCCGTAACTGAGTTATTCGTTTACCTTCTATTAAATTCTGTAAAGCAGCATTTACCGTGGTAAGGTCTGCCTGTACTTCTGCTATTGTTCTAGCCATTTGTAACTCCTATAGTTATGTAAATGTTTCTGATTGAACATGAAGGTGCTGCTCAAGAGCGGCCCAATGTATATTAGTGTAGTTTCTAATCTGAATAGCATAAGCTGCGTGTAAAGCCATTTTCTCACAGTCAATACCTTCTTTATGTTTGCCTGAAATAAGTTTAAATCCGCCTTTTTGAGTATCTGTTTCAAAGGTTTTTCTACAAGATAATATCTGTTCTTCATAACCACCGTACATAGTTTCACAATGATAATGTCTATCTCTATTACCTTTTAAATTAAAACGTCTTAATACTTCTTCATGCGCTCTATAGGCTCCCATAGGAAATACATTAACACCCATAGTCTGAGCTAATGTTTTACGTTCCTGACTAGAAGAACCTATTTCCATCATATTAGGTTCATTAAAGATTTCATAACTATTGAATTTAAGCTCTCCAATACCTTTACAAGCAAAGATATGGTTATGTTTTAAACTCATTTCAGATACCCAACGGTAGACTAACTCAGCTGTAGCTCCATCACCGGAGTCAATAGAAGCTGCTGATATTTTTAATGTCTTACCTTTACCTGCACCATGTGACCAATCTTGAAATATATAATCAGTTAATCTACCCCAAACACTATCTGAATAGTCTAATACATCACCGAATATCTCTGTCCAATTAACTAACCATGAGTTACCATTTCTGCCCCAAGCCCTAGTTACAATAGCAAATCTATTATGCTGAACGTCAATACCTGTGGTTAGGACTAGACCCTCATAAGGTACTACCATTTCAGGATAGTTTAATCTTCTTGCCCTTAACTCATCTACATTTAGACCAGCATTTAATGGCACATAAGCTTCACCTTTAGAGTTATTAGTAAAACTTTTCATTAAACCTTCATGTCCATTATCATAGGCTACTTGGGCTTTTAACTTCTGTTTAGCCAAGTTAATTAAACTAGAAGCTTCAAAAGGACTTAGCAACTCATTAAAGGCGAACCCATAAATGTCGTCCACGCTAGGATTAGTAGGAACCCAACCCATATTATGTGAGTTAATAGCTCTTGTGACGTTAGCGTTCTTTTCTTCATTATTCCAAATACCTAAACAATGTGGACATTCATAGTAAGCTGTTTCTGGATTGTAAATCCCATAGAACTCATCTATTCGTCTATCTTGCCATTCATCATATTTTAGATTGTCAAAACTAAGTGAATGGAATTCCTCACATAAATGGCAAGGAACTAGATATATCATTTTATTACTTTGTTCATAGGCTAAGTCTACTTGGCTAAAATCCTTATCAGTAGGTGTTCCGGCATAGACTAATTTACTGTCTGAAAATGATTTCATCCGCTGGCGTAAAATAGCCATACCATCGCCTTGGTTATTTACATCTTTCTTTACACCATCCGGCTCTTCTACAATTACATAAGGTATAACAGATGACTTACCATCTTCAGCTGTACCTGCATTAGCTAGAACTAAGAAACCACCATCATAAGGTATATGTTTATGACTTACTTTAGCTAGACTTCCAATCTTTGCTTTAAGAGCTGGTGTGTGGGTAATATAAGGTACTAACTTTTCCTTGTAGAACTTCTGCGCTGAAGCTGCTCTTGGGAAAGCAATCATTATATTTCTTGGGTCTAGGTCAATTGTTCTACCTATCCAGTTGTTAATAGTTTCTGTCCAAGCAATCTGAGCTGACTTCTTACCTACAATAGAATGTATTTCAGGATTATCTAGGCACTCCATTACATATAACATCCAAGGAGTTTGCATACAGTCCATCTTTCCAGGCCGAGATGAAACATCAGAGGTCAAGAACCTATTAGTTTCTGCCCATTCTCTTGTACCCATCCTGTTAGGTTTCTTTAATAGCTGTAAACATTTCCCAAGGAATAGTCGTTCAGCCCAATTAGTGTTTAAATCAAGCATCTTCATTACCTAAGTTAAAGGCTTCTTCAAGTTCTTCTTCTGCTTGTGGCATCTCTAGTTCCTTTTCTAACATAGATTGTACGAAGTCATCTGCTTCTTGACCAGCTTTAGCAGCTATTTTACCGCCTAGTGTGTTCCAGCCATTTAGCATATTATCTATATCCTTTTGTGTTTCAGGATATTGTCTGGCTAGGTTTACTAAAGAGCTTCTAATGATATGAAAGATTGGCTCAAATAGGTCTTTGATTTCTGCAACATCTATTAACTGCTCTTTCTCTCTTTTTATTTCCAGCCATTGAAGTTCCTCTTTGGCAATACCATTCCTAATATCCTGTGCTAATTTGGCTTCACCCATAGAAGTAGACTTAGAGTTGATTTTCTTCTTATAGTAATGGATATATTGGTGAATACACTCGCGATAAGTAGCTGTTACTTTGGCTGGTAACTTACCATCCTGCCTACCTTGATGAACCATAGATACTGGAATGTCTAGTATACCTGCTAGAACTGCCGGACTAGGTACTGAATCTAGGTCAATGATTGCCTTGTTGTTAGGGTCTAAAATGGTCATAATTTGTCCTCAAAACTTTAAATTTCTTTAAAAATATACATTATTTTAGGTAAAAAAGCAAAATTTAGGCTAAAATAGCTAGTAATAGGGCTAGAGGCTCTTCAATTGACTTGACAACCTAGATATGGTATGCTTTATGACAAAATTAAACTATTTATGCGTTACCAAGATATAAAGCTAACTCTTTACCTTAAAGACTTATGGGCAAAAGCCTATGAAGGTGATGTATTTGTCATAGATTATACTGACCTTCCAGAAGCTATTTATAGGACAACTTCTTTCTATGTTGCTCTAGCTAACTACCGTAGACATGTTAGGATTAGAAAACTCAATCCTTTATATAAAGATGAGTGGTCTAGGATAGAAAGATGTAGATTAATGCGAGTCTCACCTACAGTATTTGCATTAGCCAGAAAGAATAACCATATCTTTAAGAATAAGAGAGCAGGACAACTTTCAAAGCTTCCTTGGAATAGTTTAGACCTACCTAAATCAGTTATCTATTTATAGGATTAAGTTATGCCCGATTTACCTTGTCGAGTAGCTAAGTTAGAAGAGAATTTAAAGAATGTCTCTGATGATAGTAAAGAGTTTAGAGAAAGTATTACGGTTTCTTTGAAGGAAATAGCCGAAACATTGCAAGAGATGCAAGTAGAAAGGTCGAAACAAATTGGCTATATAGGTGGGATTTCTACAGCAGTAGGTGGCATAGCTGCTATTGCTACATTTGTAATTAATAAGTATTTTTAAGGGGTTTATATGAGTGATGATATTTCTACTAGACAGGCTAAAGAAGTAACTATCTTATCTGGTGCTAGTGTTTCTGATAGTGTTGACTTGGTAAGTGAGTTAGTTAATTCTTTCTTAATGCCTTCTAGCTGGACGGCTGCTTCTGTGAGTTTAGAAGTCAGTAATGATAATGTGAATTGGGTTAGTACAGTTTTTGACTATACTAATATACAAGCTGGGGTTTATACTGGCGCTATTGCAGGTGCAGCTTATGCTATTGATGTAGTGACTTTTGCAGCTTTTAGATATGTTCGTTTCCGTTCTGGTACAGCAACAAGTCCTGTAGCTCAAGGTGCAAATAGAACTATTACTTGCTTCTATTAAGAGGAATATATGAATCTTTTATTATTTCAGAAAAAGAGATTGAGTAAAGGAATTAGTTTAGCACTTGACTTTATGGGCGGTACCTTAGATTCTAGGATTAGTTTTAGTAGAGGTAGTAATGCTACTGTAGTTGGTTCTAATGGTTTGATTCAGTATGCTCCACATAACTTACTGACTTATTCAGAGCAGTTTGATAATGCGGCTTGGACTAAAAGTAATGCAGTTATAAGCGCTAACGTAACTACAGCGCCTGATGGAACAACTACAGCTGATTTATTTACAAGAAATAACATACTTTCTTATATAACACAAGTACAGTCCAGAACTGCAGTAGCTGCTCCGTTCAGTTTCTCGGTATATGTTAAACAATCAGTTGGTAACTATTGTGCAATACGGCTACAGGGGACTTATCCTTCAAGAATTGACGTTGTTTTTAACCTTTCAACTGGAGCTATATCTTTTCCAGCCACAAACTATGGTCTTGCAACAGGGGGAATAGCTACTATACAAACTGTTAGTGGTGGTTATTTTAGAATAACAATTGCAGGGACTTTAGACGGATTATCAACAAATGTTCAAGGCGTTGTATCTTTTAATAGTAATAATGTCGTAGTGGATGGAAATGATTCAGTTACAAATTCCGCTGGTTATCTATGGGGCGCTCAACTAAACCAAGGTGAATTACAACCTTATTACAGTACTACAGTCAAAAACCTACTCGGATACAGCCAGAACTTTG